TTGATACTGGTGTTGAATCATCATATGTGGTATGAGTGCCCTCTGCTGTATAGTTTACAGAAAAATTCGTTAAGAAACACTGTTTAAATTTATGTAAGAAGGGGTGATCGCGACCTCCTCTTTTATAACTTAATTCAAATATGTTTGGAGTTTTCAAAAATATACCTGTGCCTCCTACTTGACCACCTTCAAGATTTGCTTTTGGAGCCATGTTTTGTTTGAATGATCGAATAATTAATTTACATTGTCTTGCTTCTTGCTGACTTCTTGGAGTCATCTTAAAAGAAAAAGTGAAACTTCTAAGTGTTGGAGCATCGAATAATAATTCTAAGTTAGGGTTAAATATTTGCCCTTGCTGTCTTGCTAATAATTGCTGAGTAGAAACATTACCACCGAATATACCTAATGCTGATGATGTAAGCTTCGCATTCATAAAGTTTTGAGCTGCTTGCCCTAAACCTTCACTATTTTCAAATCTTTTTGTAAAGTCATTTTTCACTCCCTCTCCAAAATTGCCCAGTGCCTTACTTAATCCTGTCTCTTTCATGTTTGCTAAAGCATCTCCACCTTCTTTCATGACATTTCCGACAACTCCTGCTGCAGCACCAACAAGAGTGTTCATTGAACTATCACCAAAGTTGACTGCATTACCATCTTGAACATTTGATGGTACTTGTAAAAGTATAGATCCGTCATTTATCACAGACTTTCGTGCTAGTGATCCTGATGTAGTTCCTCCAACTGCACTGTTTAAAGTATTTGCACCAAATCCAGCTGGGCGAGTAAGTTGATTTGGTTGTCTCTTGTATTCAATAATATTGATTTGTAAGTAATCAGTGACACCAGTTAACGCTTCAAGAGGATATCTTAAAACACCACCACGACGCTGAGACTTTGCAGATCTCTGCCCTTTTGTGGTAACATTTGATTCACTTTTAGGTGCTTCGTATTTTGGAAGAGGTTGATTATTTTTTATTGCTTCTTTGGCACCTGTTTGGTATTTTTCAGATGCATAAAACTCCTCTTGCTTTTTATAATTTGAATCAATACCTGCTGGTAACATTTATTTTATCCCTTTTTTAACTATTTAGACGCATTTTACCGAAAGGTAGGGCCTGAAGGTCGGTAATCTCTTCAGGATATACACGATATGTGCTGCTAGTTACATTTGCGAATGAATATGATCGTGCTTCACCATGATGAAAATTTGTACCACGAAAACCCCATGAGTACACATCTGTGACTGCAACTAGGGGATTTGCATCATATCTACCAGTAGATGATGGTACATATGAAAACAAAAAGAATTGACCTGCCTGTGGTGTTGTTGCTGTGTCACTCACCACTTCAGTAAGTTCTGTCATTAATTCATCAGGATCTTCGATTCCGATTAAACGATCTAATACTGGACTAATACGATTCATTTGACTCCGAGTTCATCCTCAGTCATTACCTTAAAAACATACAATCGGTCTTTACAATACTCTGATGCTGCTTTCCATTTTGCTTGATTACGAGCATACTCATAAGTTTCGTAAAGATAGCCTTTTGTTTGTCTTTTTGGTTTTTTAGGAGGTTTAAGTTGTTTTTTAGGTTTGACTTCGATAATATACTTTTTGATTTTACCTGTAGTCTCCTTCAGTTTAACATAAAAATCAGGAAAATACCTATGAACTTTATTATCTATTGGAGATCGATATGGTATTGCAATCTCTTCACTACCCCATTCAAGTATATTCTCATTCAAATCACAGTAAACCATGAATTTTCGCTCCCAAAGTGAACGATATATGATGTTTGATGGATTACCTTTATACTTTCGTGGGTAAGATGGTGAATATCTCCCTTTATATGACATAAATAATAATAAGAAAAATCATATAGGTATTTAGCGTGAGTTTTGTACAAAAAATCACGATGACCGATGCCAAAGTTAAATTTGGTAGTTTATCGCTGAATAATCAATATCAAGTTCATTTTGCTGGCATCAATGGTGCTGTCATAAATTATCTTAGATTTGATAAAAGAATTCAAAATGCACAAGATTTTATCAGTCGTGAGGCTGGTATACTCTGCAATGATGCATCACTACCTGCAACTGCATATGCGACAGCAGAAGTGAAGGATAATTTTATGGGTGTGCCACAGGAGTTTGCTCATACAAGAATCTACACAGATATTGACTTTACATTTTATGTGGATGAGGATTATACACTATTGAACATCTTTGAGGGTTGGATGGATTATATTTCCAGTGGTGCTGAGAGAGAGGTTGCAGATTTTCAAAAACCATTCTATCGTAGAATGAGATATCCTGATTCTTATAAATGTGATACGATGTTTATTACAAAGTTTGAAAAAAATCAAAAAAGAAAATTAAGATATCAGTTTATTAATACTTTTCCAAAATCCATATCGCCCATTCCTGTTACATACGGAGCTGCGGATCTACTAAAAGTTACTGTCAGTTTCAATTATGACCGCTATATAGTTGCGAATCAAATAGATTCGTGATATAATGCTAAATAAAACACTGAATTGAATAATTATGCCTTTACCAAAGATTAGTACTCCAACTTATGAATTGGTGTTGCCATCGAACAATAAAAAAATTAAGTATCGCCCGTTTTTAGTTCGTGAAGAAAAAATATTAATACTTGCTTTAGAATCAAACGACTCGAAACAGGTTAGTGATGCAATTGTTGATATACTTACATCATGTATTCTTACTAAAAATGTAGATGTTACTACTTTACCTACATTTGACATTGAATATTTATTTTTAAATGTTCGATCTAAGTCTGTAGGTGAGACAGTTGAAGTGAATGTGACTTGCCCTGATGATGGAGTCACTGCTGTGGAAATGGCTGTCAACATAGACTCTATCAAAGTCAAAAAAACAAAAGGTCATAATAGTATTATTAAACTTGATGATAAGTATTCTATGAAATTGAAGTATCCTTCAATGAAACAATTTATTGAAAATAATTTTGATGTTGAATCAACAAATGTAAATCAATCACTTAGTATGTTATCAGGTTGTATTGATATGGTATATGATGAGGAGGAAAGTTGGGATGCTGATGAATGTACTCAAGAGGAATTGGATGGATTTATTGATCAATTAAATACCAAACAATTTAAAGAGGTTGAAAAGTTTTTTGATTCAATGCCTAAATTATCTCATAAAGTTAAGGTTACAAATCCAAAAACTGGAGTTGAATCAGATGTTGTATTGGAGGGTCTAGCTGCTTTTTTCAGCTAGGTATGGCCCACACGAATCTGGAGTCATACTATAAAATTAATTTTGCCCTGATTCAGCATCATAAATACTCATTGACTGAGATTGAAAACATGATGCCTTGGGAAAGAGATGTGTATGTCGCTTTACTCAAACAATATATTGAAGAAGAAAACTTAAAAAGACAACAAAGTAACTCATAGTGGCAGTAAAAAACACACCTAAAATAAATGTTACTAAACTCATGGATATGGGCATGGGTGATGCTGCTGAAGTTACACCAAAGAGGGGGAGAGGTAGACCAAAGAAATTACAAACACTTGCAGAAGTGCAGGCAGATATTAATTTAAAAGAATTTAAAAAGGCTCAAAAAAAATTAGATGCTGCCAAGTTGATGAATAAAAATGCCAAAGGCACTGAAAAAATTTTGATGCAGTCAAATATGATTTTGGCAGATATCGCAAAAATTATATCAACCGATCTTGCAGTTGAACAGGAAAAAGAAAAAGAAGAAATAGATAAACTTAGAGAGGAACAGAATAAAGGTAAGGTATCAAAAGATGAGAAAAGTGTAGAAAGCAGTGGTAAGAAAGTTGCAAGTGGATTGAAGAAGACTTCAATGAAAGCATTACAACCAGTTGCAAATATGTTTGATAATTTAAAAAATTTAGCAGCAACACTTGGAATTGGTATACTTGGAAATGCTGCATTTGAATTTATCAGAAATCCTGAGAACTCTGAAAAAATAGCAAAGTTCTTTGGATTTATACAAAAAAATGCGAAGTTTATATTAGCTGGTATGGGTATTCTTGCTGCACTACCCTTAATAAGTACACTAGGTGGTGTGATAGGAGCAATCAAAATTGCATTCAGTGGGTTAGCATTTGTAATGGCAAACCCAGTTATATTGGGTGCGATAGCATTAATAGGAGCACCGATAGGTCTTGCAATAGGTGCGGGTAAGCTAGCAGAATTTATTGAAAGGAAGGTAGAAGGTGGATCAGCATTTGTTGATGCTCAAGATCAGTTGGATCAACAACTTAAAGATGCTGGTATGGATTCTAAAGGTAGAATTGGATATACAAATAAAAGAGGGAGATTTATCAAGAAAGGTGATAGAAATGCAGAACAGGAAGCATTATTTCAAAAGGTTCAGGCAAAAAGAAAAGAACTTCGTCAACTTCGTGATGATATGCGTAAGGAGATGGACGCACAAAAAGCAACAGTTCAAATGTCAGGTGTGAGAACAACTGGTAGAGATAAGGGTCAGAAATATTTTTCTAAGGAGGATAATGAAAAGAAAGCAGAATTAGAAGCAAGTGTTAGAGCAGACTTTGAGGCGAAAATTGGTGATATTGTCGCAAGAAAACGAGGTGGTAGAGGTGCTAGAGGTAGAACAATACTTGTTGGAGAACAAGGCCCTGAATTATTTACACCAAATACTGATGGTCAAATAACAAATAGTAATGAAACTCTTGCGATGTTAGCAGATGGTGCAAATCAAGTTAATATTATTACTGAAGATTTACCACCAATCACCACTCCGATGCCAGCAGTGCCAGTAAAAGAGGGTGTTACTGCTAATGCAGCTGAACCTGTAAGTTCAATCAATCCCTTGAATGATTATATGATTTTTACACCCCAACTTTTAGGTATTGAGTAATGCAACAGGCAGAACAACTCAAAATAAATGTATCTAATATTAGGAGTTCTTTACTAATTGGGACTAAGAGAACTCAAGTACTAAAAATTAGAAAAGAAAAATTATTAGAGGATATTGAACAGAAGAAATTAATACAACAAGAGGAAAAAAATTTAGAAAAAACAAAAAAACCAAAGAAGATTAGTGTTCTTAAATCACCAGTGAAAAAGGTTGCAAATGTTTTTGATAACATTATGAAATTTGGTTCGATAATATTAACTGGTATTCTTGTTAATGCACTACCAAAAATGATGGATACTATTAAGAAAGTATTTAATTCAATCTCAGGGTTTTTTAGTAGGGTGTTTAATTTTTTTAAACCATTCATATCATTTGTAACCGGTATAGAATTTAATGATAAGGATAATGAAAATAAAAAATTGATGGATGATGCAGAAAATTTGAAAAAGCAACTTAAACCATTAGATGATATAACCGATAAAGTTGGAAAACTCACAGGTGATTTTAATAAGGCTGCTGAAAAATCTGGTGTATCAACTGGAGGTGGTGATGGATCAGGAACAAGTGGCACAGAATCATCAAGTGAAAGCACTACAACCACCACGACTACTACTGATAAATCGGATTCTTCTACCACTGTTACTGGAACGAAAACAGAAAAAGAACTTGAAGAGGAAGGATTTTACAAAGAAAAATTGAAGGAAGCTGAAACCCGTAGAATTGAATATGTAAAAAATGGTGAAACTTCTAAGATAGTGGGTGTTGATGAAAAAATTCAATTTTATAAAAACAAATTAGGTATCAACCCACTAAATACAACTATTCTTGTACAAGATTCAGACGGGAAAGTTCAAAAACTTGATAGTTCACAATTGAAATCAAAAAATAACGATACTATTTCTATGTTAAATAATAATGGTAGTGGCACTAACGGTAGTAAAACTATCATAGTTCAAAGACAGATAGTTCAAACAAATGTAGCAGTCCCAGTATAATGTCAGCAGTCAGTCCTTCAAAGTACAATAGAATAGAACTTCAGAAAAAGGGTAAGAAACCAGTCGAACTGAAGGGAGGAGTAGTGTCTGTTGATTACTATGAGAGTTTATATTCACCAACTATAACTGCTAATGTCATGTATGTGGATGCAGGTGGTAATTTAGAAGACGACAAAAATAAATTGACCAGTGTAAAAGAAGCGTTACCAATTACAGGTTTAGAAGATTTGTTCTTTAATATAACTAATGAAACTGGAGAACTTAAATTTTTAAAGAAAGATGCCTTTAAGGTGTCTAAAGCTCCTGTGATGACTCGTGAATCTAACAGGCAAGCAGTATTACTTTCAGTGGTGAGTCCTCAACTTAAACAAAATAATGATGATCCAATTTTTGATAAGTACAAGGGAAAGATAAGTGATACTGTCAAAAAGATTTTGAAGGAGAAACTAAAAATTAGTAATGATAAATTAGATATTGAACCAACTCAAAATGGATATAATTTTTTAGGTAAAGGTAGAGGAGGTCTTGATCTAGTATTAGATTTATGTAAAAGATCAGTTCCTGTCAAAGGAGACGCTGGATTTTTCTTTTATCAAACTAAAAGTGGATTTAAATTTAAATCTATAAACGAATTAATATCTCAGAAACCTGAGTTTACACTCGTGTATTTTGGTGGATTTAAACAGGATAATACAGAGGATAATAATGATAATAAGATTATGATACCACCAAGATTTGAAAAAGATCAAGATGTAATCAAATCTTTGAAAGGTGGTGTTTATCGAAGTCGTAACATCTTTTTTGATCCAAGAACATTTTGCTATGAAGAAGTTACTTACGATATTAGTAAAGAGGGAGTCAAAAAAACTCTAGGTGGAGCACCTCCTTTTGCAGATGATGTCAAAAGTTTCACAAAAACATTTCACCATATTCTAGATGTTGGAAGTTTGGATTCTAATCCAAGTACAGAAATTAATAATGATCCTAGAGAATGGCAAGCATCATCTGTAATGAGATATAACTTACTACACTCACAAGTGGTTCATATCCAGATTCCATGTAATTTGAAACTTGAGGCAGGTAGTGTGATTAAGATGGAGATTGAATCAACAAGTGCTAATAAGGAAGAAGGTGCAAAAGATGAACAGCAAAGTGGTAATTATCTTATCTTAAATCTATGTCATCATTTTACTGATCGTAGATCAATTACATCTTTGACTTTAGTAAGAGATACCTATGGTATAAAGAGGAGTAAGAAGTAATGTTTGAATTACCTAGTTTTTTTAATTCAAAACTTGAACCTTGGATAGGTAAAGTTGTATCCCAAAAGGCACAAAAGGCTCAACTTAATGGTATGGGGTGGGGTCATAGATTTAAAGTACGCATCATGGGTACATATTCTGAGAATGATAATGTACAGGACAAAGACTGTCATACAGCAGTAGTTATGTTAGGTGTGACTGATGGTAGTGGTGCAGCGAACAGAATGAAATCAGTCAAGATCACTCAGAATGATATTGTTTTTGGATTCTTTCTATCACCAGATCAAAATTTTCCTGTGATTACTGGTGTGATGGGGAGAACACCAGCGAAGAAAGATTGTGGCGGAAAGTTTGGGGTTGGATCTGGTCATACAGATGAGTTAAAGCCTGGTGGGACAGGAAAAAATGAATTTAATCAACAGGATAATATGCCCACACAGGGTTTAGGTAATGATGGGAAAACTGGCACAGGTCAAGGTAAAGAGGTAAACAATGCAAAACTTGAGGCAGCAGGTCTTGATCCAAAAAACCAAGAGTTAAATGCAAATACAGATCCGAAAGGTCTTTCAAATTTTGATTTTGAAGGGTTAGATCAAGAAACTATAAAAGAAATAGTAAATGAGAGTAAAATTGCATCAAGTAAGATTGCAGACATTGTATCTGGTGTAAAAGATACTATTATAGAAGAAGCACCTTTTGATGAATTGAAAAATGTTCAAGAAAGATTAACACCAATACTGAAAGAAACTGCAGAAAGTTTTGATGTTGAAAGCACCTTTGAGATGTTCTAATAAATATAATATAGGAAAAAAATAATTATGGCAGACAAATTTCTACCAAACATAAGTGAAACTACTGAGATTTTTAAAGAAAAGTCTCCGATACCGAGTTTCTTATCTCCTGAACAGATTAAGGTATATACTCAATTAATAAAGGATAATCCTGTTGAGTATGAAGATAATATTAAATTACTTAAGGATAATTATCCGAACATTTTTTCTGAAATTAATCCATTCACTGAATCAGAGTTAGAGTCCTTAGACAAAAATGCCTTTTCTTCATTGCTCGATAGGAATAAGTCGTATAAAGAAATGGCAAAAATATATCCTCTTGAGTCATTATCAGTAACCACAGGTGAAGTTATAATTTTACCTGATGGTGACAGTGATAGATATTTTGAAAAAGTTGAGGCAAAGGTACAAAATTATTTCAATATGGTATCTAATGTTAATAATTTTGCTACTGATTTACCTAATGAATTAAGTAAACTTACTAAATCAATCGGTTCAGCTTCACAAACATTTATAGGAAGTATTTCAAATGCCCTTCAAGATAGTTTAGTATCTTTTGTTGATGGTGGAATGGCAAAACTAGCAAGTCAGGTGTTTGCAAGTAAAGTTCCCGGTGCTTTAGGTATAGTCACAGGATTAGCAGGAAATTTATCTGGTGTTACAGATAAGATGTTTAGTGGTATGGAGTGTTTGACATCAAAGGTAACTGGTGCGATGGGTGGAGTAATAAAAGACATGTTAACAGGCATGACTAAAAATATGTTAAATGCTCCTACTTGCGCAATTCAACAATTTATTGGTGGTTTAACGAACAAAATTGCTGATTCAATTCAAGCAATCACAAAACCATTACTTGCTCCAATACTTGATATTCTTGGCCCAATAGGTGCAAGTTTTGATGTGAAAGATTTTATTCTAGGTGGAATTGATTTTATGAAAAAAGTTGGTAATGTCTTCAAGTGTCAACCTCCTAAAAAACAAACATCTTCTTCAAAGTTTGTGATTGATGGTGGTAGTAAAAAAGATAAAACAAAGGGTGAAAGTCAAGGACTTTTAGATCAGGCATTTAACGCAGCATCCACAACTTCAGGATTAATTGATAAAGCTAAGGGATTTTTAGATAGTGGTGTTCCATCTGGATTATCTAAATTTGAAGAACAATATGGACAATGGAAAATATTTGGATCAACAGTCGGTGAGGCAGCAGATCATGGTATTGGTGGTGGTAACTGTTACACTGGTAATGATTTTGGTTGTGGCCCTGCAAACATTGATATATTTGGTGGCAGTGGACAAGGTGCAACTGGCAAGGTAATACTTGGAAACTTTATATCAAAGTTTGATAAAGAGGATATGTTTGGTACATTAAGTAGAACAGCAAGTATAATTGGTGTTGATATTACAAATCCGGGTGAAGGATACGCAGAAGGCCCATTAATTGATTTTAACGATAAATGTAATCAAGGTCGTGGAGCATATGGTAAAGCAATAGTTGACCGAAATATGAAATCACCAACATATGGTCAAGTGTTATCGGTGGTTATACTTAGCCCCGGTGAAAACTTCCCTGCTGACGGCTCTGAAGAAAAAGAAGCATTTATAAGAGATGTAATTATAGAAGATCCCGGAATAGGATACGAAGATGCGGAAATTTCAGATGACATTCGACCAATTGTTCAGGATGGAAGAATTGCAGCTATTGAAATAGTTGAACAAATACCTTATAATAGATTACCAGACCTATCAGTAACATCAGACACTGGATATGGAGCTGTGATTCGACCTATATTAAGTACAGAAAGAGAAGATAGAAGAACTGATCCTGAAAAAGCAGGTGTATTCAAAGTTGTACAGTGTGTGGGAGCATTTTCTTCTGAGACAGTGGAGCTGCAAGAGGTTACACCAAATGTTGTTCGAGAGAATGAAGAAACTCCGGCAACACCCGTATCAACCACAACAACACCTATATCTACCATAGAGACAAATGTTTCCGACACCACTACAACGAGTCAAACTGACACAAGCACTACTAC